TCCGCGGCCAGAACCTGTGGGTGGTCTACAAGCACCACCTCGGCGAGGTGTACCAGTTCGCGCCGGCGCGCCGGATGTGGATCGGGGAGTTCCCGAGCCTGGCCGGCTGGTCTGGCGGCTCGCAGGTGATTCCGTTCGAGGGCGGCTTCATCGGGGTCGTACACCAACGACGCAAGGTCAAGAACCGGGTGCATTATGCGCACCGCATGGTCCGCTACGGGTTCCACCTTGAGCCGCTGCACGCCGGGCGCGAGTTTTTCTTCCGCGGCGAGCAGATCGAGTTTTGCTCTGGCCTCGCCCAGCACGGCGACGGGTTCGTGATGTCCTTCGGGGTGAAGGACCGCGAGGCGTGGCTTGTTTCTCTGACCTCTGGTCAGGTTTCGTCGCTTTTGGCATGAAAATAGGGATACTCATGATTTCGGCACGGGTGGCGGTGTGATGTATTCCCCGGAAGGTTCCATGATCGAGGCGGCCGAGGCGGCCGTTGGCTCGCTTGAGCCGATGGATGACTCGGAGCTCGAGTCGTTGGTTGGCATCGAGCTGACCGACGCGACCTCGTTCATCGACGCGGAGCTCTCCCCGGTCCGCGCGCGTGCCATTGAGTACTACCGCGGCGAGCCGTTCGGCAACGAGGAGGAGGGGCGCTCGCAGGTCGTATCGACCGACGTGCGCGACACCATCTCCGGCGTGATGCCGTCGCTGATGCGGGTCTTCTTCGGCTCCAAGAAGGTGGTGCAGTTCGTGCCGCGCGGCCCAGAGGACGTGGCGACCGCCGACCAGGCCACCGACTATGTAAATTTCATCTTCAACCAGGACAACAACGGCTTCCTGGTCTGCCACTCGGTCTTCAAGGACGCGCTGCGCGGCGCGCTCGGCATCGCCAAGTATTACTGGGACGAGAAGGTCGAGGTAAAGACCGAGCACTACACCGGCCTCGACGAGTCGAGTCTGACGATGCTCATCAACGAGCCCGGCGTCGTCGGCAGCGCGATCAGCGCGATGGACGACCCGTCGTACCAGCCGCCGATTGATCAGATGACCGGCGCGCCGGTCGTGGACCCGATGACTGGGTTTCCGCCGCCCGCGCCGCAGATTTACTCGGTCGAGCTCAAGCGCGAGTACCGCGACGGCCGCGTGGTCGTCGAGGCCGTCCCGCCCGAGGAGTTCCTCATCGACCGCCGCGCGCGCTCGGTGGAGGATGCGACCCTGGTCGCGCACCGGCGCATGATGCGGGTCTCGGATCTTGTAGCGCTCGGCTACGACGAGGAAGAGGTGCGCTCTCAGATGGGCGCCTTCGAGCTCGACACCAACGACGAATACATCGCCCGCAACCCGTACGCCGAGGCGTATGGCCCGGGCGGCACGCAGGACGACAAGCGCGTGCTCTACGTCGAGGCGTATGTGCGCGTCGACTACGACCGCGACGGCATCGCGGAGTTGCGCAAGGTCTGCACCATCGGCCCCGGCTACAAGCTCGTGATGAACGAGCCATGCTCGCACAAGCCGTTTGCGACCTTCTGCCCTGACCCCGAGCCGCACGCGCTCATCGGCCTGTCCATCTTCGACATGACGGCCGACCTCCAGCGGATTAAGTCCGCGGTGATGCGCAACATGATGGACTCGCTCTCTCTGGCCATCCACCCCCGGGTGGGCGTGGTCGAGGGGCAGGCCAACATGGACGACGTGCTGAACACCGAGGTTGGCGGCGTCATCCGTATGCGCCAGCCCGGCGCGGTCCAGGCCTTCTCCGTGCCGTTCGTCGGCCAAGCCGCCTTCCCGATGCTCGAGTACCTCGACAACGTGCGCGAGACGCGCACGGGTATGTCGAAGGCTGCCATGGGCCTCGATGCCGGCGCACTACAGAGCACCACCCGCGCGGCGGTCGCCGCGACCGTAAGCGCAGCGCAGCAGCATCTTGAGCTGATCGCCCGTGTGTTCGCTGAAACCGGGATGCGCGCCCTGTTCAAGGGTATTCTCAAGCTGGTCGTGGAGAACCAAGACCGAGCGCGGGTGGTGCGCCTTCGCAATCAATGGGTGCCGATTGACCCGCGCTCGTGGAACGCGAACATGGACGTCGACATTGACGTCGCGCTCGGCGGCGGCACCGAGGAGCAGAAGATCGCGGTGCTCAACGCCATCGCCCAGAAGCAGGAAATGGTCTTGCAGCAGATGGGGCCGCAGAACCCGCTCGTGTCGGTGCAGCAGTACCGGAACACGCTGGCGCGGTTGGCCGAGGTTTCGGGCTTCAAGAACCCCGACGAGTTCTTCTTGAACCCGTCCATGATGCCCCCGCAGCCGCCCCCGCCGCCCCCGCCGCCTGACCCGGCGCAGATTCTTGCCGAGGTTGAGCGGCAGAAGATTATGGCGGACATCCAGAACAGCCAAGCGGAGCTCGAGCTCAAGCGCCAGCAGATGCTGCTCGAGGATGACCGCGCGCGCGACAAGCAGGAGTCGGAGCTCATGCTGCGCGCCTACGAGGTGCAGCTGAAGTACGGCACCCAACTCGACATGGACGCGATCCGGCAGATGGCGGACCGTTCGCGCGTGGCGTCGCCGTCGGTGCAGCAGCCGGTAATCCCTGAGATTGGTCCCGCGCCGCAGATGGGGCCGGGTCCGATGGCCGTGTGATGCCATGTCGGAGCCGCTAGAGGGGGTATTTGTTCCGCAGCCGCCGAATCCTAATGTCGCCCCTGCGGCCTACTTCCCCCAGTATTTCAACCAGGCGAACAACCAGCTCAGGCTGTACCTGAGCCTGTTGGCGTCGAACCAGCTCGAGATCGTCAAGTTCATCAACACGCTGACGGACCTCAACTTGCTAGCAAAGAACAACTTTGATGCTTTCGGGCGGCTGCGTGTCTCGCAGCCGTTCACGCTCTTTGACAGCCAGAACAGGTACGCGGCGGACCCTGCCTTCGATACATCGCTGACTGGCTCGGGCACCTCTACCTTTTTGCCAAACGAGTCGGCCGTGAGCCTGGCCGTGACGACGGCCTCCGGCGACAAGGTGGTGCGCCAGACTAAGCGGTACTTCCCGTACCAGCCTGGAAAGAGCCTGTCGTTTTTGTCGACGTTCGTGATGGCCGCCGCAAAGGCGAACCTGCGCCAGCGCGTGGGATACTTCGACACAAACAACGGGCTCTTTTTGCAGCGCAACGGGACGGAGCTCTCGTTCATCATCCGCACCTACACAGGCGGATCTGTCGACGACACCCGAAAGGTGGTCCAGTCTTCATGGAACGGCGACCCGTTGGACGGGAGCGGCGCGAGCGGCATCACGCTCGACACCACAAAGGCACAGATACTTTTCGCGGACTTTGAGTGGCTTGGGGTCGGGTCGGTGCGCGTCGGGTTCGTTATCGACGGCCAGTACATCACGGCCCACACCTTCGACAACGCCAACGAGGTGACGTCGGTCTATATGCAGACCGCGACGCTTCCGCTGCGCATCGAGATCGAGAACACGGCCGCGACCGCGAGCAGCTCGAGCATGAAGCAGATCTGCTCGACGGTGCTGTCCGAGGGAGGCTATGAGCAGACCTCCGTCGAGCGCGTGGCCCGAAGGACCACGACGCTGACCGGAATCGGGACATCGTTCGTTCCGCTGGTGTCAATCCGGCTCGCGTCTGACTCGCTCGGCGCGGTCATCTTGCCAAAGCAGGTGCGCGTGCTTCCAATTGGAAACGGCGAGTACGAGATAGCGCTGGTCAGGAACGCGACGCTCACCGGCGCGTCCTACGACACTACGACCTTTGCGAGCGTGGACTTTGATGTGACCGCGACCGCCATGTCTGGCGGAGATATCGTCTTGAACGAGTACACGACATCAAGCAACCAGTCCGCGGCCCAGGCGCAGAACGATCTGCTCTATAACTTCGATATGCAGCTCGGCGCGACCATCGCCGGGACGAGTGATGTCTACACGGTCGCCGTCAGGATCTTGAGCGGCACCGGGTCTGCCATCGGTTCATTGGCTTTCTACGACTTGTCGGAATAGGTGACGCATGAGTAACGCATTTTCGGGTCAACGACAGTTTGCCCAAGGTCCCATGATGGGAGGCTATGGCGGCGGCTACGGCGGCGGAATGGGCGGATATGGGTCGCCTTTTGGTGGCGGCATGGGCGGCTACGGCGGCGGCTTTGACGCGAGCCGCGACTTCTCCGGCATGGGCGGCTTCGGCGGCTTCGGCGGCGGCGGAATGGGCGGCTACGGCACGCAGTTCGGCGGCTATGACATGGGCGGCGGTGGCGGCTTTGGCGGTTACGGCGGCGGGATGCGCGCGCCGGCCTACCAGCCGACCATCAACGATGCCTTCAGCAATTACTTCTCGCAGCAATACTACGGCGGCCCAGCCTTCAACCCGTTCGCGGCGACGTCGATGTTTGGCGGCGGCGGGTATGGCGGCGGCTTTGGTGGCGGTCGTCGCGGCGGTCGTCGCGGCGGCGGGCGCCAGCTGCGTCAGATGTTCGAGGACTATTTCCAGCCGGAAGGGACGCCCCAAGCGCAGCCCGCTCCGCAGCCGCAGCCCCCGCAGATGGCGCCCGGCTTCGGCAGCGCGCCGCCGTCGCCGGTTTATGGCGGAGGGCAAGTGGAGATGGGACCGCAGCAGTTCCAGCCAAGCCCGTTCGCGCCGCAACCGTACATGGGGGGGTTCTCGTTCCCTTTTGATCAAACCCTGCCGGCCAAGAGTGAGGCGCCGATGGCGCCTGCCGCGCAGGGTTTTGATTCGATCATGCCGGTGCAGCAGCAGGACACGCCCGTGCAGTCGGCTCCGATGGCCCAGACATTCTACGAGCCTCCTGCTCCAATGCTCTACGCGCCGCCTCCTCCCGCGCCGACTTTTTACGAGCCGCCTCCTCCTGCGCCGACCTTCTACGAGCCGCCCCCGATGGCGCCGACTTTCTACGCGCCGCCCCCTCCCGCTCCAATGCTCTACGAGCCCCCTCCGATGGCCCCGGCTTTCTACGAGCCGCCGGTGATGGCGCCATTCGTGCCATCATTCGAGCCAGCCGTCTTTGAGCCGCAGCCCTACATCCCGCCGATGCAGACCTATGCGCCGGAGCCGATGCCATTCGTGCCCGCGCAGATTGAGTCTCCGTTCTATCGGCCAAGCCGTGATATGTTTGTGGACGACTTTGGCTTTGAAATGAGGTGATGAAATGAAGCAGGGGCTCTACTCGAACATCCACGCCAAGCGTGAGCGCATCGCGGCCGGCAGCGGCGAGAAGATGCGCAAGCCTGGGGCGAAGGGCGCGCCAACGGCCAAGGCATTCAAGGCCGCGGCGAAGACGGTCAAGAAGCGCAAGTGAAGACCCCGGCGTGGCAACGCGCCGCCGGGAAGAACCCGCGCGGCGGATTGAACGCGAAGGGCCGCGCGTCGTACAAGGCAGAGACCGGCGGCACGCTGAAGGCGCCCGTCAAGGGAGCGCCGACCACGCCGGAGCAGCTGCGCCGTAAGGGATCGTTCCTCGCGCGCATGGGCTCGATGCCCGGGCTCCTCACCGACGAGCAGGGCGACAAGACGCGCCTCAAGCTGAGCCTCGAGGCGTGGGGGCATCGTGGTGATAAGGCGAGCGCGGTCGCCAAGGGGCGGCGGCTCTTGGAGCGGTACAAGAACCAGAAGGAGCGATAGAGATGCCCAGTAAATCAGCTAAGCAGGCCCGCCTAATGGCCGCCGCCGCCCACGACCCAGCCTTCGCAAAGAAGGTCGGCGTGCCTGGTAAGGTTGCCAAGGAGTTCAACAAGGCCGACAAGGGCACCAAGCTCTTGAGCCGCGCGATGAAGAAGAAGCCGAAAGGCGGGCTCCTCGCTTGATTGAGCGCGATCTCTATGCCGACCAACGGCGCGGCGCAGAGGCGCGCGCCCTACTCGACAGCCCCGCGCTCGATGAAGCATTCAAGGCGCTGGAGGGTGAGTACCTAAAGGCATGGCGCGAGAGCAAGCCGGCCGACCAAGAGGAGCGCGAGCGGCTGTGGCTCGCGGTCGGCATCCTGGGAGAAATCAAGCGCCACCTGCGGATCGTGGTCGACACGGGCGCGATGGCGAAGCGGGACATCGACAAACTAAGCGGCAGGAAGTAACCGCTTGAATCCCGCACAATAGGGTTATGAGCGAAACCGGCACGGGTGTAC